TAAGTCCGCCCCTCGTCCTGTGATAGAACCGCCAACACCCGCTGCAAAGTATTCCCCACCATGATTGGTCTCCCAACGTCCTTTTGCCTTACTATCTTCTCGTAGTCTAACATCTCCAAATATACTTTTATACTCCTGACTATCAATTAAGTTTCGAACCTTAGATCCGAATCTTGCTGATAGTTCAGCATTGTGAGAAACCTGCATAATTTTTTTCTTTGGATACTTTCCAATAAACCAAGCAGGGTATAAATAAGATGCAAATTCAGATTTTGTATGTCTAGGAGGCATATTAACAATGAGCCTTCCTCCAGTACCTTTTGCGATATTAGTTAATTCGTTTGCTATATGCTGATGGTGGCCCCATTTTTTTGGGTCCTTTTCTTTTCTACAAATAAAATCAGGCCATACGTTTTGAACAAAATATAAAAAATTATCCTGACAAAGTTTAATATGTTCAATATATAATTTTTCTACTCGATCCCTTAATTGATCGGTAGTTAGAAATTCTGGCTTTAGGTTCATAAGTATTTTATACTTTATACGTGTATTCGTCTGGTTGTAAAGCCCACGTCAGTCAGATACATACAAACAAAAAGGGGGTTTAAACAACAAACGCCACCTGCCGAAAAGCAGATAGCGTTGGTACCTCTACGGGTTATGAGTTAGGGGGTGGGCGCGTTAGCGCCCACTTGTCGTGTGTTAGTTCTTATCTCTATCGTCTATACCCTTGCCATATAGCAAGTTAAGTACATCACCCAACTTGTTGAAGACCTTATCTCTAAAGTCGTCAGCTAATGGATTGCCGTGATTAACTAGAATAAATTCCTCAACTGCACTCTCTAAGAATTTATATAGTATCTCATAGTTTAAGTTCTTTGTTTTATCGTCAGATACTAGCGATTGTATTTTACTTGTATCTAACTCTTTGCCCTCTAATTTCTCAGCTAACATTTTAGAAAACAAATTACTCGGAAGGTTATCGCTTGGCATTGATTAACTCCTTCCTTTGTTGTTCAAATGTATCGTTAAAGGGTTTGAATTCTACTGTCTTAATAGTTTTGTAAAAACCATTAAACCATTAATCAATAGTTGTAGGCTCTTGTCCTTGCTTTTTTTCACGTGTTCAATAAATGAAGTCCCGTCAAATCGTCTTTGAGTTCTTTCAATCTTTTGAACATATGACACGTCATCAATTATAATAACGTTTTGTTTTGCTCTTTCAAAGATACCACCAACTACGTCTTTTGTATCAGCTTTTAAAGTTTGATATTTCTTTAAAAGGTAGGCTTGGTTGATATATGAGTTAAGCACTCTCTTGTCGGCTTTGCTTACAGCTACCGACTTTGTTTTTGCTTTTGTCATTTTTTACCTCTTTTTTATAAGATGATTAAGTTCATCTTATCTAGATAAGATATAGATTTATTTCTAAATAGATATAAACTATGTGTCCATTATGGGTTTTTAGAATCTTTCTAAACTAGCTTCCATCTCCAGAGTGCCGGCTGCTGGTAACTAATCTATAACAAACAATACTATAACTATTAAAACGAGGACGAGAAAGAAAACAGGCATGCTACTGCAGCCTCCAGCCGTCTGTTACAAATACATCACCACGTATGTCCTGAATTTCCTTCAGCGAGACACCGAGACCATCCGCGATTAACTGCCGTGCTTTTTCATTTGTCTTGAAGTTAGAGTTAAACAAACCCTCTTCATTGCATATCATCTCTTTCAAATCTATCGAGTCCTTCAGGAGGGCCGATGCCTTTGGCATGGATGCATTCACTATCTCAATTGGTCCCTGCACGAGCGTCTGCATCTCCGCTAAGTGTTCGGGCTTCGGTACTAGTAAAACTTCTCCAGTGTCTTTTATTAAATGTGTTTTCATTATTATCCTTTCCGTTGTTGATTCGTATACATAAGACATGATGGGACAGCTGTCAAGCAAAAGATTTGCAAGCTGCTACCAGGAGCTGCCAGATGGTTATTAGTTAATAAACCCAACACACCTCTTAGTTCTTTAACGAGAAACGAGAGCTATCAGCAGAAGGTCCTGCTTCAGGGGAGGGATGCTAATGTATTAAAAAAAGTAAAGTTCTCTACCGAAGAAACGAGAACGAGGATTGGCGAGTGGTCTAAAACAGGAGCTACTCTGACAAAAGACCACTCATAAGTGACGGTGGGGATTTCTATCCCCCACCGTCGTACCGATAGCATACTAGCATGCACACGTTCTGCACCACGGCATTTTCCTAATGACGATTGAAAGAGGTAATCAAACAATCGCCACCGAGAAACTATTTATTCACACTCACAATTCTCGTCATCTAGAAACCAATCGTTGCAACCCTCACAATAAGACCAATCAACTTTTACCATGAGCAACTGTAAATGACTTCGTTGCCGTTGTCTAATTCTTTTTCTGCCCAATCACAGAATTGCTTATCAAGGTCAGCATATTCTTTGACTGCCTCTTCTTGAAACTGATGTCCCCAAAAGAAACCACCACTACAAAACGAGTTATGATAATTGCCCTCGACTTCTTTACGTAGCTTGGTTATTATTTCTTTGGTTATTACCAACTCATCTTCTCCGTTCATAGGTTCTGCATTGTCAGGATTTTGCTCGTCCCAAATGCTCGACATAAATTGTTGAAGACGTGAATGCTTTCTCCAAACGAAACCGTGATCCGTTGGCTTGTATTCGTTTTTATCTGAATACACTTTATCAAAGTCAGGTGACTTCATCTTTCCACTTTGTCTGTCTCTTACGTTTGCGTATTGGTCTAGTCCCATATTTTTCTCCTTTTGTTATCTTTTACGTGGGCATTTATTCAGTGTGATCAATTCACCTATAGGAAATTTTTAAGGCATTTCTATAGCTCAGCCACCCACTTCATTGTCTTATCATATCCCACAATATAGTCAACCCCTAAAATGCACCACCTGCTGTTTGCACCAACATTACAATTAAACTCACCATCGTCCAGAAGGCGTAGCCAGATGCTCTTGGGTACAGGACACTCGCCATGATCAAACCGAAAACGAGGATCACGAGCTTCCCCCAGACTGGCGTGCACAGGGATCCTTCAGGTTACCAGCTCCTGCTGCACAGGCCACCTGTAAACGAGAAACGGCAGCGGGATAACGAGAACTGTTACGAGACATGGATGACTCCCAGTAAGTTCAGTAGCAGTATCATCGTGATTACCGCTGCAGCCTCCATCAGGATGCTGTTGTAAATTTTATTCATTAAGTAGCCTCCTTTAAATATTTTTTAAAACAAATTTTGCACCAAATCCAATTTATGTGTTGTTGTAAATCAAATTGATAAAATGAAAAATTTGTATCTTTAGTTTTTTTATTACAAGTTTTACAATTCATTAGTTGTCCTTTGTTCGTTGTTAATTGTTACGGGCCCCTCAAGGACCTGAATGTATATAGGCTACGGTGGGAGAATAGTCAAGTCTTTTTTTTCCATCACGAACTTCCTTCAGTCTGCTGCAGGATGCTCCTGTGGCCTGTGCTCATTAGCAAGGAATACCGACCAACGAGAAACGGGACTTACACAAGCAGAGCTTCACCCAGGTCCTGCCAGGCTGCATCTGGTGATGGGTCGGTGATGGTTTTTAGAAGAACGAGGGAACGAGAAAACGAGAACGAGAACGAGGACGAGGGTTGCTGGCCACCGACCACTCTGTACAGTTTCAAGGCTCTGTGCGAGAGGGCCTGGTGCAACACAAAAACAGTTCCGCCATATCTTGCATACTCGTAACACCACGCTTGTTGAAACTTAGACAGCTTCGGAAAACTGTCATCAGTAGACTTTAATTCAATCCAAAAGGACTTACCCTTACTAACCCCATGAACATCAGGTATGCCTTGTATTGTAGAGCTTTCTATCCTTGTAAAATATATGTTTTTTAAATGTTTGCGCAGTCTTACAAAGAGTTTAGATTCGCGTTTACGTAAGGCCATTTTATTTAAGACAGCGTGTTACTGAGGAGGGTGATCTGCACATACATAACCTATCACTTTTTTACCTTTATACTCATGGTAAACGTGATTACTGAACAGTTTTTTCTTTTTATTCTCCTTCAGCTGCACGTTACTATTAAACCAAGAAGAACAGCTTTCTCCCGTTACTATCTCAAACGAGGTTTGTTCTATGTTACCACCAAAGGTTAAATACAATAATGTTATTATAACAGGCTTCACTTTAAGGGGATTTTTTTTATGGATTCAATGACTGATGTAGGTATTATAGTTGTATTACCAATGTTATCAAAGGTGTCTTTCTCTTTAGTTTCAATGTAGTCAGTAAAAATTCTTGTTACACCTTTTGCTTGAGACAGTAAATAACCTTTGGAAACACAGATAGGTAGTTTTAAATTCTTTAAAGTTTTAGTATCAGACCAACCACTGTCTCCCTCAATATCCATCCATCTTATCTCTACAAAAGGATAGTCTTCAATTTTATTATTTAACTTTTTAAGGTTAACATTTAAAGTCTTTGTTCTCTGTATTCTTTTAGTTTTATTTCTTTCTTTTGACATAACCATATCCTTTCTCTCTGTTGGCCCATCTTTTATTCCAAGCGTATACATGAATTTTACTTCCGTAATGTTCCATCCAAGATAGTATTTTATTCGTCAGTTGTTTTAACATAGACAGCTCCTACTGCAGTTGTAATATTGGCGTTATGCACCTCATTAAAAACAGTTATGAAACCAGACCAATTATTACTTTTTAGTAATTGTTTCTGGCGTAACGTCAATGATATTTTTTCCTTCTCCGATTTTTTTCTCAAGTTCGGATAGACGTTTCTCAAGTTGTTCACGCGACATTCCCTCCAAGGTGTTATGAGTTACTTCTTTTTTATCAACATACATACCAGCTAATTGGCCAGATCTAAACTCAGCGTTTATAGCTGATGCAAATTGATTTTTATTAGCGGCAGTGTCTCCAAACTTTTCTAGTCTTTTA